CGTAACAGATGGGTATAATCTGACGCACAACACATCGCTAGCATCCGAATTTCCGTTTCCTGTTTTTCTCCAAATCGAGGACGGCACACCCAGCGATCTAGAGCTGCAATCTTTCGGGCACTTGACTTCCTACAATCAGGTCATGGAGTCGATCTCTGCGCTTTACCTTGAGGAGCATTCTGGCGCTACCGTAGTGCTGGATTCACTCGACAAACTTGAGCCTCTGTTATGGGCAAAAGTTTGCGCCGATAATCAATGGGCGTCCATCGAGACACCAGGATACGGCAAAGGCTATGTGATGGCCGATCAGGAATGGCGCGATATGCTCGAAGGCTTGAACGCACTACGACGTGACAAGCATATGGGTGTTGTGCTTATCGCGCATTCTAATATCGAAACAATCAATGATCCGATGACAGCGAGTTACAGCCGTTACGATATTCGTCTGCACAAGCGCGCGATCGGGATCATTCAGGATGAGATGGATGCCGTGCTTTTCTTGAACCAGGATGTCAGCCTGCTGCAAAACGATCCGCGTGCCAAATCTGGTCCTGGAACACGACTACGCGCGGCTGGAGGCGGCCATCGCTTCATCCATGCAACACCGCGGCCAGCTTATGTGGCCAAGAACCGCTTCGGCTTGCCCGATAAAATCCAATACGAGAAAGGCCAAGGCTATGAGGCAATGAAACCTTATTTCCCTGGCGCAATCGAAATGCGAAAGAAGCCGAACGGCAACAAAGTTAAAGCAGCATAGGAGAGATCAACATGGCAAAGCTTGAGCAAGAATTCTCACCCGCTGATGTACCGGCAAATGAGCGCTCATTCGATCCGATACCGGCAGGCACATACAATCTGCAGGTCATTGAATCCCGGATCGAAGACACCAAGAACGGATCCGGTCAAATGCTGGTGCTAACTTTGGAGGTGATAGATGGCGAGTATGCTGGGCGAAAGATTTGGGATCGGCTTAACATCAGAAACCAGAATCCCGATGCTCAGCGTATAGCACAACGGGCTCTCGCTGATCTCTGTATTTCCTTGGGAATAGTCGAGCTAAGCGATTCGGAAGAGCTGCATTTCAAGCCATTTACTGCTAGGGTTCGTATTGAACCGGATAAAAGTGGCCAGTACGACCCACAAAACAGAGTGCGCTACAACGGTGCTCCTCCTGCACAGAAAGCTCCAGCACAAAAAGCACCTCCTGCAAAGCCTGTAGCAGCGGCGACCGCAAAAGCAGCAAAACCCTGGGCGCGAAAAGCAGCAGCAGATGATCCGCCATATTAAACAGTAACCCCAAAAGCGGGTGGCTCTCTCCTACGGAGCTGGCAGGCCCCGTCCCGCTTGGCCTGCCTATTAACACGGCTCAGCATAGCAAGGAGATATAAATGACTCAATTCAATCCACTTCATGTCCAACTTCAAGTTAGCAGCCTGCTATGCGATTTTCCTGAGCTAGCAGAAGATGAAATTCTTCGTGCCGATATGATCGAGGGCAGTACAGACCTTTTTCTTCTCCTGAGTCAAATAGAGGAGCAGCGTCAGGAAGCAGTGGCATTTGTTGAAGCACTTAATCTGCGAATTGCCGGTATTGAAGAGCGAAAAGCACGCTTCGAACGTCGTGATAAAGCGCTGCGCAAGGTGCTTTTCAGTCTCTTGCAAAATGCTGGGCTGCCAAAAGCTGAACTCGCGCTGGCCACTCTCTCTGTTCGTGCTGGAACACCCAAGGTCATTATTACGGATGAACAAGCTTTGCCAGACGCTCTTTGCCGTTTCAAGCGCGAACCGGATAAGATCAAGATCAAGGAGGCATTAACACAAGGTCATGTAACCGGTGCGACCTTGAGCAACGCCGAGCCGATTCTTAGTATCAGGGTAAAATAAGCAACAAGGAAGGAGTAAGTACAATGTACAGACTGGCAAGGAAGAGTGCACCTATAGTGACGGAAATGGGAGATTAATATGGATATTACAATCCTCACATTTTTGATACCAATAAGTATTGGTATCATTGGACTCGCGTTGACTATCGTCCTCATACTAGTGGCGCTCAACAGATTTTAGCTCCATGAATGAAGCTAATGCTTGCTCCTTTTCCATATTTTGGTGGCAAACGAATAATTGCTGAAGACGTATGGAAGCGTCTTGGTACGCCTAGCCAGTACATCGAGCCTTTCTGTGGTTCAGCAGCTATGCTGCTTGCTGCTCCGAAGCCAGCTTCTCTTGAAGTCATCAACGATAGTTCAGGATTCATTGCTAATTTTTGGCGAGCCGTAAAACATCAACCCGGGACTGTCGCTGAATGGGCGGATTATCCGGTATCTCATATTGACCTCGGAGCACGACATATATGGCTGATAAAGCAACGAGAACATGTTGGTGCAGCATTGCATGATCCGAATTGGGAAGGTGATGCCAAGATTGCTGGTTGGTGGCTATATGGACAATGTAGCTGGATTGCAAGTGGATGGTGTGAATGGAATGGCAAAATCCCGCATACAAGCGATGCTGGAATGGGCGTGCAAGCTGTTGGCAAAATCCCGCATATAGGTGATGCTGGAAGAGGCGTGCAAGCTGTTGACCCAATCCCGCATACAAGCAGTGCTGGACAAGGCGTGCAAGCTGTTGGTGGAATTCCGCATATAAGCGATGCTGGAATGGGCGTGCAAGCTATTGGCAAAATCCCACATACCGAGCAAGACAAAAAGTTTCTGACATCATCTGGCTATGCAGCAATGCATTGGCTTACACAATTAGCCGCTCGCCTGGAGCGTGTTCGTGTTTTTCACGGCGACTGGTCGCGCTGTTTGAACCATCACTATGGCGGTGATGATACCGCTGTTTTCCTCGATCCACCGTATCGAAATTATGAAGAAGTATATGGAAAAGAAACATCATTAACTGCTGATGCTGTTGAAGCTTGGGCGCGTGAGCATGCAAATCTACGAATTGCATTGTGTGGGCATCGAGGAGATTACCATTTACCAGAATGGGATGTAGTAGAATGGTCGCGTGGAAAAACCACATATGGAAGCAGCAAGACAACCGATAAGGAATGCATTTGGTACTCTCCGGCATGTATAAAGCCAATGAAGTATGTTTGGGAATAGAATGAGATGAAAATTCCCGAACCCATACGTCACACAATAGCAGCGATATGGGAGACTTACGAAAGGTCTCCTCGAAGCAGCGACAATGCAGGCGTGGCGATGTCGCAAGCCAGCAACGAATGCGCTCGCGCAATATGGTATGGGCTACGATGGGCATATCCTCTTGAGATACCGTCTGGTCAAAAAAGGAGACGTTTCAATACCGGCCTAATAGAAGAAGAGCGTTTGCTGGATGATTTAGAAAAGGCCGATATCAAGGTCGAACGCCTGGATCCTGCTACTGGCGTGCAATTCAGAGTGGAGTTGGCAGACGGCTGGCTACGTGGAAAACTTGACGGCAAAACTATTGGTTTACCAGAAGCTCCATTGACCGAGCATATCGTCGAATGCAAGTCGCATAGCGACAAAAGTTTTATTGATTTGAAAAAGAAAGGTGTGCAAAAATCCAAGCCCGATCATTGGGCACAATGCCAGTTGTACATGAGGGCAACTGGATTGAAACGAACCCTATATATTGCAGTCAACAAGAATGACGACGCGCTCTATACCGAGCGCATTGAATATGATCGCTTGTATGCCGAGCAGTTGGAAAAACGTATCGCGCATATTATGCAATTTGACAAGCCGCCGCCCAAATTGCATGAGGATCCGAATGCTCGCAATGCTTTTCAATGCGGCTGGTGCCCAGCACGAGGAGTTTGCCACGAAAAGGCGTGGCCTCGTGTAAATTGTCGCACCTGTCTTGAATCGCGGTTTCTGCCAAATGCAGTTGTTCATTGCACTCTGTGGGACAAGGATTTAACATATGAGGAGCAGCAGAAAGGATGCGAGAAGCATCTTTACTTGCCGGGTTTGATTTTAGGAGAACAAGTTGATGCTGATACAGAGAAGCGAACCGTGACATATCGGTTGCACGATGATTTGGTTTGGGTGGATGAATCAAAAGGAGATTAATATGACAAAGAATGCTAAAATAATATACTACGGATTACATGGATTAGTAATATTTTGCTACGTAATTGTTGTTTTTATCGGCATATTCGCTCTTCTGGGATATGCTCATGAAAGAACATGGGATGCTGCTTTTCATAAAATAACGAAGGATCTAGAAAAAGTTTGGATAGATAAAGACGGTAAGCTTCCACTCACTGATTGGATATAATGCTAACCCTTCGACCATACCAGCGCGCCGCCCTGAATGCCCTCCATGCCTATTGGAGCAAGCAAGGTGGAAATGCCCTTGTGGTAATCCCAACAGGTGGCGGCAAAGCATTGGTGCTTTCTGCACTCTGCCAAGAACTGCTCCAGCAATATCCAGGCTTGCGCATTGGCGTGGTTACTCATGTCAAGGAGCTGATCGCGCAGAACCACAATGAGCTTATGGTGCTATGGCCACAAGCGCCGGCTGGCATATACTCAGCTGGACTTGGTCGCCGGGATACCCGGACCCAGATCGTGTTCTGCGGTATCCAATCGACGTTCAACAAGCTACATTGGCTGGGAAACTTTGATTTGCTGATAGTGGATGAAGCACACCTTATTAGTCAAAATGCTACCACGATGTATGGCAGGTTTTTTGCCTCAGCGCGCGAGCGCGTGCCGGATTTGCGCATCGTTGGTCTTACCGCAAGCCCGTGGCGCCTCGATAGCGGGCGCCTCGACCGCGGCAAGGACGCCGTTTTTGAGAAGGTCGTCTATGAGATCAACGTCAAAGAGCTGATCGATCAGCAGTACCTATCTCCACTAATCAGCAAGGCAACTGTCACGGCGCTCGACGTAAGCGGAGTTCACAAGAGAGGTGGCGAATTCATTCCAGGTGAACTTGAGGCTGCAGTGGACCACGCACAGATTACCTCCGCAGCCGTCAAGGAGATTGTCCAATACGGCGAAGGACGCCGTTCGTGGCTTGTTTTTTGTACCGGTATTAGCCATGCCAATCATGTTCGTGAGGAGCTTTGCAATCTAGGCGTCGATGCTCACTGCGTATTTGGTGAAACGCCCAAAGCTGAGCGTGACCGGCTGGTAGAGTCTTTCAGGCGTGGCCGTCTTCGGTGTCTTGTTAATGTCGGCGTACTTGGAACAGGCTTCAATGTCCCGCAAATTGATCTGATCGCCTTGCTGAGGCCAACGGCAAGCGCCGGCCTTTTTCTCCAGCAGGTCGGCCGCGGTTTTCGCAAAGCGCCTGGGAAACGGAATTGTTTGATTCTCGACTTCGCGCGTAACACCGAACGTCATGGACCAATCGATACCATCACCGCTAATACTGCGTCACGCGAAAGAGGAGATGGCGAGCCTCTCACCAAGATCTGTCCGGAATGCCAGTCCATCATATCATTGTCCTGCCAGCAGTGCCCTGATTGCGGTTATAAATTTTCACATAATTCAACAACTCATGAAGCTGTCGCCGATTGCACGCACCACATACTCTCGCAATCTGTCTGGTTAGATGTACATGGAATGTCCTGTTACAAGCACACCAAGATCGGCTCACCGCCGAGCTTGCGAGTAGAATACGACTGCGGCAGCTTGCTGGTACACCGTGAATGGGTCTGCTTGGAGCATAGTGGTTATCCTCGCTCCAAGGCTGAATCCTGGTGGCAACGAGCAGGCGGTGGCCGGCCACCTCGTGATGTTACCGAGGCGCTGAAACGCAAGGACGAACTGGTCATGCCTGCGCAAATCAAAGTAAGACAAGTCGGCAAATATTTTGAAATTGAGGCAAGAAAATACAGTAATGAATTATTATAATGAGATCGATCCGTACGCAGCACAGTGGCTGCGTAATCTGATCGAGGCTGGGCACATACCGAAAGGTCATGTGGATGATCGCAGCATCGTAGATGTGAAACCGGAAGACCTCAATGGCTATACGCAATGCCACTTCTTTGCCGGAATCGCTGGGTGGTCCCTCGCACTCAAACTCGCTGGATGGTCCAACGACCGACCTGTTTGGACCGGCAGTTGTCCCTGCCAGCCATTTAGTAACGCAGGCCAGCGAAAAGGTACTAAGGACAAGCGCCACCTCTGGCCT